ACCTGCTGTAAGTTAGGTGACCTACTACTCATTCTGCCTGTAGTTATGTTCGTTATATAATTAGTATGTACTCGTCCATTCTTAACAACTTTTAACCAAGCGTTTTTACCATCACTTAACATACCTAATCTTTTTTCAATTAATAAATATTCGTTTAGTTCTTTAGCTTCAGGATAATCTAAATGTCCTAATGTTTCTTCGTCTACTATTGGTAATCCTGTTTCAGAAAACTTTTTAGGTTTCCAGTTTCTTAATTCCATCAGTCTATTTGATATGTGTTGACGACTAGATGGATTAAACTTCATTGTTTTAGATTTTCTAATAGCTACACCTTTTTTATAACCAAGTTTTTTGTTATTAACTTTTGGTATAAATTCACCAAGATCTACCTGCCAATCAGGAAATCTACTTTCTAAACTTAATTTAAGATCATGTGTTCTACCTAATAATTTAACGTGTAAATCTTGTGCTTTACTTTCATCAAAGCCAAATCCTTTTTCTTCTTGTTGTTTAAGTATGTTTGCTATCTCGTGTTCTAAATCTATACTTTCTTGACTAAATCCTTTTTCTAATAATTTTTTATAAAGTAATGATGTAAGTTTTACATCTTGAATACAATATTCAAGCATAGCAGGAGTAAAAGTATCAAAGCTATATATCTCTGCAAAATCACCTTTATGAAAATTTAATCTTTGACCCCAAGCTTTTAAACTATGTTTTCCAACTGTTGATCGTTCAATGCGATCACTTGCTAACAACTTATAATCTACGCTATTTGCGATGTCAGGGTAGATAAGACGGCTTAAACATAGAGTGTCGTGTACTAGATCAGGGCTATGATCATAGTCATACAAACGTTTAAGTACAGGAAGGTCGTACTTAATTACGTTATGTCCCACGATTAAATTGTCAGCAAGTAAATCAATACCTTTCGGTATATCTCGTCCAACGAACGAAATTTCTTTTCCATCTTTTTGTAAGACTAGACAATGTACCTTTGATGGTTTTAGACCATCTGTTTCTATATCAAAAATTATTGGTTGTTTCATATTCTTGTAACCTTCCTGTATCTGAATTGTATTGAAGTGTTGTTCCAATACCTGTGATACCTGCAAATCTATTTTTTAAAATTCTAACTAAAGTTTTCTTTCCATTCTCTTGATCAGAAAGTGATCTTTCTACACCAACACAAATGTCACTTAATTGTGCAATACTTGCACTACCTCTTAATTGTCCTAGTGAAGTTTTTAAGCCATCAGTATGATCTTTATTTCCTTCGGGTCGTTTAAGATGTGAAATAATTATTACACCAATATTTAATTGTTCTGTTAATGCTCTTAATCTTGTCATTAACAAATCAATTGTTTTTCTTTCATCGTTAGTTTCAAGGCCACTAACAATAATTGATATGTGATCTATAAATAAATATTCTATGTCTAATGCTTTAGCAAAATACTTAATTTTATTTAATATTGTATTTTCTTCTACAGATCCCCAATGATCATATAAAAATACGTTACCATTACCGATTGTTTCTTTGTATGCTTGTTCTAATTCTGTTTCAGAAACTTTATCTCTGTCTATATGAATAGGTTTATTTAAATGTAATCCTAATATACCCTCACAAGTTCTCTTTAAACTTTCTTCAAGAGATATAATTCCTATTCTTTTTCCTTTTTTTATTAAATGGTAAGCAATTTCTTTAGTCATTAACGACTTACCAATTCCTGAACCACCACATATTGTGACTATTTCTCTTTTTCTAATACCAAATAGTTTTCTATTTAGTCCTTCATAAGGATAAAAAGCTGTCGCTTTCTCATCTTCTTTTTTAATTACTTCCCAAAGCTCCTCACCTGCAACTACACCATCAGGTCGGTAAGTCTTAGCTTCCCACATAGCTTTTATTACGTCTGAACCTAAGCCGTGTACTAACATTTCATTCACGTCTTTTAGTTCAAAGTTTGCTATTTTAGCTTTACCTACTGATAATAGTTCAGCACATTTCTTTGCACATTCTTGACCCGCATCATCTTGGTCAAAGAAAAATATTACAGATTCATAGCTTTCAATAAATTCTAGTTGCTTCTTTAACGACTTAACTGCCCCGTTAACTCCGTTAGGAATACCAACAACACTATATTTATGATTGAAAAGTTGAGATAAACTTAACGTATCTATCTCGCCCTCGCAAACACATAAAATTTTAGCATTACCACTCCATAGGTTTTGGCCATATAGTGTAGCTTGGCTTATATCTCCAAGTGTTTTAAATTGTTTATCTTTGTATCTTAATTTTTGAAATACAGGTTTTTTACTTTTGTCGTAATAAGTTGCTACTTGTACAGGCTCATCATTAACTTCTGTAATTTTGTAATCCCATTTCTTACAGGTTTCCAAAGTAAGTTTTCTCTTTGGTAAACTAATTGCTTTACCTTGTAATAAATCTGTCCTAGTACTGCTTGTAGCCACCATATTATTATCATTCCCCCTAGTAGTAGTGTTGCAAACAAAACAAAAAGTGTGACCATCAGAATAGAGTGCCATTCCGTCAGACGAGGAACAATGCGTACACGGTAAATGTTTAATAAACTCGCTATCATCATTATTCATTTAGAGGTATCCACCTTCCTGCGTTAAGGCGATCATCTTCTACCTTTTTAAGTTGTTGTTTTAATTCTGTGTTTTCAGATTGAAGTACACCATTTAATTTTTGATGTGCTTCACTAACAGCTTGGCTATCTTTAACTCGTTTATAAAGAGCCCGTATCTGTTCATCTTTTTCTTTTATTAATTTATTCCATTCGTCTGTTGTTTTTTGTATTTTCATAATCCTTCCTCGTTATCCAATCATTAGGAATAATTTTGTCAGCAAATACAAATCCGTGTTTATTACACCAATCTGCATAACTTGTTTTAGATCCTTTGTAGATTTTGTTTCTAGAATTACCGAATACAAATCTAATATCTAAATCAGGTTGTTGTTCTTTGACTAACAAATGTTTTTTCCTATCTTCCCTTTTAAAAAAACCTTTGATCTCAATTAACACTCCGTTATCTAATTCAATATCGGGTGTATATTTATGTTTCGTTGAAGGCTTGAAGTAACAAACCACTCGTTTCTCATACTTAAAATTTATGTTTCTTTGTTTTAAGTTATTGATAACGTTTTCTTCAAGCCCACTCCGATAACTAGAAGTCCGCTTCTTGCGATACGGGTGCTTCTTTTTTCCCACTAGGTACATTGGAAACCTTTTCCTCTCCAAAGCCATAATCATAATCAGAAGATTTTTTATCTCCGTTTGATTTTGGTTTCTCGGATACAACTTCAATTAATTGAACAGCTTTCAGTCTTAAACTTACTCCTACTCCTTGTAAGTTGTTATGCCAAGATACAGCTTGAAAGGCGATCTTCATTTTACTGCCACTATATACAGGTTGTTCCTCTGCTACAGTTTTGTCGGCATTTAAAATCTTCGGTCTTTGCTCGAAGTCAGTTCCGTCCCTCATTGTTACCTTTTGTTTGAGTTTAAATTTAAACTCTATGCCACCATCTTTTAAAACTTTGTATTGATTGTGTGCTGATCTTTTGTCAGTATTTTCTTTTTCCTGACGTGCTTTCAACGTTTCCTCATACACTTTTACAAATGGTTTAGCGTCATTATCAGAAAGTATTAACTTTACAGAAAATACTCCTGCTTTTTCAAATTGCGTATCTGCCGTAAAAATATACGGATAATTCGCAACACCAACGGGTGTCGTATGGATTTTCTTTTCGTCTATCATATGTGTTTTACCTCCAAGAGTGCCTCTATGTTTGTTCTCCTTTGTGAGAATTTATTGAAAGCGAGACTATTTACTTACAATAAAAACCTTGATAAGTTCCCTTATCATTATTTAAATACCAACCTTGACCTTTTGGATTATCCCAACTGTGTTTAGCATTTTTGTTACGCCACTTTTCAGCATAATCATAACACTTATCTAAACTATTAAATACTTTTGGTAGCGTAGCTTGTATTATAGTTCCATTAAACATTAATAATAACAAAGTTAGTTTCATAATTATTTTGGAAAATCATCATATTCTCGCCACTCATAGTATTTTTCTTTTTTATTTGTAATTATGTTTAAAGATTTTAAGTCTTTCTTTTTAGGATAAATATATCCAAAGACACCTTTGTCTATTTCTTTAAACTCATAACCCGCACCAAGTTCAATACGATTTGCATTACGCAAATCATCAGGATTAACTTCGTAAAGTTCTCCCTTAATTTTATATTGCGAATCTTTTTTTTCCCATACCAACGGAAACCAAAAACCCGTCATCATAAAACCTTTTCGTTTTGTAATATAAGTTCCTATCTTTTTACTTTTAGATAATACGTAATTTAGTGCGTACCCTTCTTTAAGTGTTCCATATACAAATAGTTTCATTAGTGCCCTTTCTGTTTTTTGTTATATATTATTTAGTCTCGCTTTCGCAACTATTTAACTAAAAAAATACTTACTATGTGCAATTTCGTTGATGTCCAAATTTCCACGTGCAGGTGGTGGAGTTAAACGAGTTCGTAATTTTGCTGGCAGCTGAGCTTCCCAGCTTTTGTGTAACTCGTTAAGATAATCGTTTTTAAACAGGTCAATAACGACTTGTCTTATAATTTGATGCAGCTGGTCAACTCTATTTGGATTAGTAGCAAAACTATCGTGTACCATTAACAAATCGTTAATAGGATTTTCTGCATTTTTACAATACAAAGCAACTGCTTGGGCTACGCAACCATCAAGCGAGTGGACGATATTGGGTGACACCGATGAAGAAAATTTCCTAGAATCTTTACGATTTAGTTCTCTCCTATATGTTGTGTAAACTAATGATCCACTTATTGCTGTTTTAACTTTAAATGGAATTAAATATCTATAGTCCATTTCCACAGGAAAACCCATAGGTGTAACCCATTTCATAACCATATTAGCTTTAGCAAATAACTTTGCACAATCTTGAAACCACTTCATTAACTGTGCCTCTAAATCTATTTCTTGTTCCATTTTATCCCAAACTATTTTAGCTAACCAACGACAATCACTAAAACCATCGTCTGCTAACACTTTCTTTTCGGGATTAAATTCAATGATGCTTTTGTATTCATCAAAAATTTGTTGGCGAGCACCATAGGGTTTTAACGAGTACACATAAGTCATAATGTTTCGTTTTACTATTTTTCTTGTAATACCAAACTGTAACCAACGATTAGCCTCCTGTGATCCTTGTCCTGCTTTCAGTTCTACTTCTGCTTTAACTTTTTCTGCAACTGCTGTGTAAATGTCTTGTGGTACATCACTAGGTAATACATTTACTTTTCTTGCTGTGTTTTCATCACGCATTAATATAGATAAAACCTGAAGTCCTGAACAAGTAGCGTCCATTGACACAGGTAAATTACACAAGTACCCCAGACCTTGCTCTTTAACTCGTTTAAGGTGCATACAAGTATTAAGAAATTCCATAGGTTTATCTGCAAAGTTCCAGCCCTTGTTATCCAGAGGAGCATCAGCGTAACTGATAAACTCGTTAAGTTTTTCTTCTGTAAAAGCATAACGATCATTAAAAGAAACTTTATCATTACCCCAAGTGTTAGAAGCGTGAACATATAACCAAAATTTTCCTACCTCGTTAAGTGGTTCACTATTTGCAAATGTTATTAACGACTTAATTTTTTGATCAGTCTGATAAGTGATGGTAGTTCCCATACAATACAACCTACCTCGTTTATCAGCAAAAATTGCAAAGTATATTCTTTCAAATTCTAAATATTCAATAGCTAAATCAATAGCAACTAATGTATTTAATACTTTAGACGACCTAGCTATTTCATCATTGTAAACTCGGTTAAGATCTCTTTTGTATTTAATTCTTAGTTCAAGTATTTCATCTACTTTAGGATCTCTATAAATACCTTTTGGTTTACCTTTTTCATCAAGTAAACTTTCTCTATCGGGAAACTTACCCAACCTTAAATTATTGTCCCATATAGTTTTAAATACATCAAACATATCCTTATCAATTTTAAATGGTACTGATTGCAAGTGATTTACTGCATCGTAAAAATCTTTTAGTTTATCGTTATCTAATGTGTGTAAATAAGTATAATCGTGAGTTTTAATTAATGGTTGTTTAGAAAGATACTCGTTATGAAAGCCCCCATTAAAAGGCGTAGAGTATGGTTTAGGTGGTACTATCATCGCTTTATAATATGGCGTAAGTACACTACATTGAAACGAGTTATCTTTAATTTTTTGCTCTACTTCAGGTTTCAACACTAAATAATTTACAGTTTTATCTTTACGTTCTCTAACAGGTTTTAACTGACAAAGGCCTGTGCTTTTAATACAAAGATCAACCAACTTTAATCCAACAAGTGCTTGTTTTCTTATGTCCCATTTATCAACTTCAACTTTGTACTTGTTTAGGGTATGTGCAAAAACTCGTTTACGGTGTTTGACATTGCTAGTTCTTTTTAACAAATCTCTTAAAACAACTGTGTGAAGGTGAGGTTCTTTTGCTTTGAACACTTGGTTTTGAAGTTCAACTTCAATCATACTACCAATTTGTAATGCTGTCTGTGCTAAAGTTTTATGTGAGGCAATACAATCAATAATTATTTTTAAAGTTATAAGTGCAATTTTTTTAGAGTCGTTTAAATCTTTTAATGGTTCACTTGCTGTATGTCTTCGGCCTGCAACTTTGTATTGTGATTTTATAAATAATTCGATTCGTTCTGATAAAGGTACTAACAACTGTTTTTGAACATAGACAAATGGTGGTGTTACACTATTTCTACCTTTTGACTGATTCTTTCTTTCGGCTCGGTCATAACGGTCTTTACCAAGTTTAATCCAAGTTCCTTCTCTGATTTGTTCCTGATCCTGTAAGCTCGTACTCGTACCTTCTTTTGCCATACTCGTTATCTACTCCTCAAATTGTTAGGGTTAATAATGAAACAAAGTATTGCAAATCCTTGTATGTGGGTTCGATTCCCACCGTTGCCTCCAAAGTGTTGCAATACCTTATCATTTGTTTATTTACTCATCGCTTCGTCTAAAGCATTTCTAAGATCGTCCTTTGTGGGGTGATTGTATCTTTGTGTCATACGAATATCTTGATGACCAACAAATTTTTGCACCACTTCAATTCCAATCTTTTTTTTCAATAGACGTGTTATACAAGTATGTCTTAACGAGTGCATTACAAAATCTTTCTCGTGTTCCATACCTAGTTTTTTTCTTATCATTCTCCATGCGTGTTCAACTGCGTGGATAGATAAAGGAAAAGGTTTTTCTAAACCCATCTTTTTTCTCTTTGCAAGTATTTTATTTACTTTATCGTAAATAGGCACAAACCTTTCTAATGGTTTGTCAGTATCTTGATTGTTTTTAGTATCAACAAGATGTAAAAACCTATCGTCAACTTGTTCCCAAGTTAGTTTTAATAACTCACTAACTCGGCAACCCGTTTCGATTAAACACTCCCAAAGATCTGCCTCATCATCTCTGTAACTTAAACGAGCCGTCATTAGTAATTTGTTTTCTAACTCCTCACTTACAACAAACTCTCGTTGATTGTTTTCAGTCTCGTATTCAATAAGAGGTAATCCCCATTTAAACTGAAAACCTTTGACACCTCTTGCCCAAGTACATAACTTGGAAAGAGCCGCCAATTTTCTATTTATTGTACCATTTTTATACGACAATTCAGTTCTACAATGGTGTTTAAAATTTCTAACGTTTTCTGTCGCTAGATCATTTAAATAATTTTCAAAGCCATAAAACGTTGCGAACACCTCTGCATTTTTAATGCTCAATATTCCGTTTTTTTGTCTTATCCAATCCATATCACTTACTCTTGTTATCGCTTGTCGTACTGTTATCCTAGTGTTGTTGTCAGGCATATTTACTCCTAGTTAATACCCCAACAATTTGAGTACCTTACTTCTAACAGATTTTCCTTTTTCTGTTAATACTAAAGTTCTCTGACGATAGTCTTCGGGGTTTAGTTCTTGTTTTAATAACTTCAGCCCTTGTCTATCTTTTCTTGTTTTAGCTACTTCACAAAGGATATGCACACATCTAGAAACCCTAGATTTGGTCATATTTGGGAAATAACTTTTAATATTTTCATTGTTTATTCCGTCTTGGAAACAAACTAATAAAAATATCGCATAACAACTGATGTCAACTTTATCATCAATAGTTTGAAACAGTTTCATAAGTTCCAAACCACGAGATAACCCTCTCAAATCAACGTTGTTTTTTTTCATATGTCGTACCCTATACTGTGTTTTTAAAGTGGTTTACAAAGAACACTTTTCTATTACTTTGTGAGTGTCAATAGCCACTTTCCGATATAAATACAAGTCATATCGGTCTTATAATTAAAAAATCCGTACTTTGAATTTGGTATTACAACTCTTGTATTGAATTGCTCTAAACACCAATTCATGCCCAAGAAATCAAAATTATAAGATCGTATTATCTTAATCATATTAACTCCTTGTTAGATTTATTTGGTTGGTGCTTGTTGATGTTGACATATCCAACAACCTTCTTTTGCATTTCCCCCACTCATAGAGGTGCATTTAGTAGTCGCTGATAAATGAAATTTAATATTGCTCATTTCTACCCCCTTTCATCAATTTAGTCTTTATATCAATACTTTCTCTTAGTCAATAAGTTTTCTATATTGCAATTGTAACTTGTCTAAGCTAGTTTGCAATTGTAGCTTATGATAGTGAATTTTGAAAAAACCCAAAATGAACAGTTAGTTTAGAATAATTCTAATGTATGAGTTTTGAATTTAAACACCCGAGTTTTTATAAAAAATTAAAACAACAAATAAAAACTGAATTAAAAAATAAGAATAATACAAAAACAATTAATAATTCTAATTCAACAAGTACACCCAAAAGCAACACCAACAGCAACAAACTCGTTAAAAATTAAATAACGAGTTCTTAAATTTAATCGGCTATGTTTTTAATTCCTAAAAAATTAGTTGTTGTAATTCATTATTTAGATAACGAGTTTAATTTGTAGGCAACCGAGTAGCTGTATTAACTCGTTAAATATTATTTATTTTGTAATAATAATTAGATGTTTTTTGTCATTACAGTGCAGGCTACTCCTAAAAAACTCAACCCGTTAAGCCGTTCTAGATAACAACAACAAACCACCAATTATTGAAATAATAGAAATTAACAATCCAGTACCTAGATCATTTAAAGTTATAAAAAAACTAATCATACCAAAAAAGAAAACAAAGAAACTTAAAACACTTAATAATTCTTTATTATTTCCCTTGATACTCGGTTCACGTTTTTGGTTTAATGATGCTGTACGTTGATCTATGGAAGAATTTTTTTGTTGAATATGTTGAATTTTTGTATTTTTCATTAATTAGCCCTTTTTTAATAACCCGTTTATTGAATAAAGAGGTCAAGCCAAAACCCAATAAACGAGCCATTTTATGATAGTTGCTTGAATACCACAATTATGTGATATTTTTGCAACACCTCAAATATAGGTATTAAACAATAAAAAACAAGTTTTATTTTTGTTATTAGTTGCATTTATGCTATTAATCTCGGTATCGAGAATAATTAAAAAAATAAAAATAAAAGGGGTCAATATGTGTTTAATAATTCAAGGCAAACCAAAGCACTTTTCAAAAGATATAATTAAAAAAGCATTTACTCAAAATCCTCACGGGTTTGGTTTAATGTATTTAGATAAAGATACAAACCGAGTAATTACACGAAAGTTTTTTACTAAAAAGATTAATAAAATTTTAAAAGTTTGTAAGGAACATTTTAAAAAAGCCGATCAGATCGCATTACATTTCAGAATTACAACAAACGGAAACACCAATAATAAAAATTGCCACCCGTTCCAAGTTCTTAATCAAGATAATGACCGAGCCGATTTATTTTTAATGCACAATTCCCCGAGATTGCCTAGTCCATTATTAACTAGTCAAATGTCAGATACTTATTATTTTAGTAAAATTATATTAAGACCGATTGTAAAAAATAATTATAAACTTTTAAATAATGAAAAATTTATTGATAGTTTAGAAACAATCGCCCAAGCAGAAACTCCTAGCCGAGTTTTATTATTAGATAATTTTACAAAGACATTTCAATTTTTAGGCAAATGGCACGAACACGGGAAATTAAAATATTCTAATACTTTAATAATTCCGAGTACTAATCATTATGTAAGTTATGATGATCACTTTAATTACGATCAAACCAACACTTTTAGAACGTACCCAAAAATAAAAGTTCAGTATGATAAAAAAAATAATTCTACAAATGATAGTGACCCAACAAATAAAGACCTCGAAGATTTTGCAAATTTAATTCAAACGGCAGACGTTCACGAATTAGAATTAATTTGTAAAGAGCAACCCGAATTGGTTAGTCATTATATTTTGGCTCAATACTCGGGTTATGATCTAACCGACCCAAAAGATATTGAATTATATTTTGAAGAAAATAAAGACGTTCAATATTCAGATCTAAAACCATATTCATCACAAAATAAAAAAGGGGTGCATTAATGAAAACTAGAAAAAAAAGAGCCGTATTAAAATATAAAACTTTTAATAATTTATCTTTAAG